GGAAGAATATGTTACTTTTATGCCTATTGCTTACCCAGGAGCAGATGCTGCTAGTTGGAATTATAGAATAACGGGAATACGATTATATTATAATAGAGCAGATAGCGATAATAATGTAAAATATTATATAGGGGAATTTCCTATTCAAGGACCTAGTACTGGGGATAATACCGCTAAAGAATTAGACACTAATACGACTAGACCTCTTTTATTGGGAAAAGATGCGAATGGTAATCCAAATAATACTAGCGGAAATGATGCATATCAAGATGTAGGTTTATATTTTGAAGAACCTCCAGTTATATTTACTCATGCCGTAATGAGTGGAATTAGAGAAGATACTACAAGTATAGGATGTAAATATAAAACAGGAACTGTTATTAATAGAAGATTATATGTTGGTAATGTAAAACAAGCTACTGAAGATTCTGGCGGTGTAGAGAAAAAGTATACGGATAGAATCGTAAAATCCTTACCAAATAAATTTGATGTATTACCCGATACTGAGTTTATAGATGTTGCAATAAGAGATGGGGAAGAAATAATTAAATTAGAATCTCTTGGTAATAGATTATTACAATTTAAACAAAACACTTTGTATTCTATTGCTGTTGCTGGTGGTGAAGAATATTTAGATGGTACTTTTAAGAATATGGGTGCTAGTCATCCTCATGCCATAACTAAAACTGATTATGGTATATTTTGGGTAAATAAAAGAGGTGCATATATATTTACAGGCGAAGGCGCACCAATTAATCTTATAGATAGAAAGATAGGTTTGAAGGAATGGAATGATTGGATTACTACGAATGCTATTACTGGTTATTTACCTAGTGAGAAAAAATTTGTTGTTATTAATAATTCTACTAATGTATGGGCTACTAAAGATGAAACTTCTGTTGTAGATATGTATATATATAACATATTAACACAAAGTTGGAATCAAGGTGTTAATTTAATTGGTACTGCGGGTGCAAGTTTAGATGCTGTTTCAAATATAGTTAATTATACAGATTCTAATAAAAATGTTACTCCTATATTAATGGTGGGAAATGATGATTTAATGCAATATAAGAATGTTGAGGACTTAGATGGGAACACTGTTGCAACTAGAGTATTTAACTTAATAACAAAAGATATACACGCAGGTTCTCCACATTTAAGAAAGAAATTTTATAAAGCATATATTACGTATAAAGGTTTGGGTAATAATTCTGGCGCTTTACAAGGTGTTATCCCAACTGTAAAAGCAACAATAACAGGCTCTACAGGTAAAAATATAATCACTTTAGTTGGCGGTACTGTTTTTTCAGCTACTGATGATTGGAAAACTGCGGAGTATAAAGTTGATGCTACATCTAATAGTGATAAAGCAGCAAGTAGAAATGCTTATTCTGTTAAATTAGAAATATCTCATAATACTGTGCATCAAAATTTTAAGATAAATGATATTTCACTAGTATTTAGACCGAAGTCGGTAAAGTAATGCAAAATAGAAAATATACAAATGACGTTTTATATAGAACAGCTGCTTCAAAAGCAGTTGAAAGAATTAGACCAAGAGCATCTGATGGTAATGATGGCGATGAGAAGTGGGTAGCACTTGAAGGTAAAGGTTTATATCATTGCAAGAAGTATGCTGGTGAGTGGAGATTTAACAAATACAGCGAGAATATAGATTGATAAATATGTATAACATTTTTATATTAACGTGTACAAAACTAGAGACAGGAGTACAATTATATGGCATTTAATCCAGGTTCTTATCAAGGAGCAATATCTTCACAGTTAAAAAGTCGTGGTGCTTTAAGTAGAGGAATGTCTTCTGCTTTATCTGGACAACAAAAATTTAAAGAATTTAGTCTTGATGAGCAAAATAAATATGCAAAATTACAAAAAAAGGCAGGTTCGGTATTTAGTAATTGGAAAAGAGGTTTAAGTTTAGTTGCTGGATTAGCAGCTACGGCAATGGGTTTAGGTCCTGTTGCTGCAGGTTTAATGGCTGGTGTAGGTACTGCTACTGGAGGTGCTATTGGAAAAGGTAAAGCAGGAAAACAATTAGGTAAATCTAAATACTTTAAAGGAATGACCTCAGAAACAAGTGAGGCTATGGGAGGAACAATTTTAAAAGATAGTTTATTGTCTGCAGCTATGGCATATGGAGCAGGTACTTTAAGAGAAGCTGGAGCAGCAGCTAGGGAAGCAGAGCAAATTAGTGAATTAGGATTTGAATCTAAGGAAGCTTTAATGGCAGAAAAAAGTAAGCAAATTGCTGAAGCTGCGGAACTTGAAAATATTTCAGATTGGAAACAATTAGGATTTGAATCTAAAGATGCTATGATAGCAGAAAAAGCAAGTCAGGAAGCAACTATGTTAAAAGATTGGGGGTTTGAATCTAAAGATGCTCTTATGGTAGAAAGAAATAAACAGCTAGCAGAATCAGCAGATTGGAAACAATTAGGATTTTCTTCTGAAGCGGAAATGATTGCTGAGAAAAATACACAACTTTCTTCTTTAATGGATAATCCTGCAAGACCAGCAGGAATGGACGACCCATTAGCTGGAATGGAATTATTTGATGAATCGGAACTTGAAAATATTTATTCTACCCCACAAGATTTTACCGCTAAAGCTTTAGGAAAAACTGCGGGAAAAAGAAATTATTTTGGCGGTATGCAAGATTTAAAAGATTCTACTATGCAAAATCTTGGAGATGTTTTTAGAGGCGGTAAGGTAAAATATGGAGAAGTTGTTGGTAATAAAGGTTTTCTTGGGGATGCAAAAGGCATTTTTAATACAGGCACTTCAATGATGAATATGTTTAACGCTGTAAATAAAGGAATGAATAGGAGAAGATAATGTCAGACTTATATAATAGAGATTCAAATGATTCAGAGGCAGCAGATACCGCTGCTTTTAAAGCACAAGAACAAGCAACTTTAATGGATTTATATGGAGTTAAAAACACATATGGAGAATCAGATTTATTTACAAAATTAGATGACGATATTTTGTCAGCTGCGCAAACAGATACTTATAGACCATTTTTTGATATGACTCAGAGTAATTTGCAAAGCGGTTTAAGACAAACTATTAATCAAATGAAAAGCACTGGATTTGCAGGCTCAAGCGGTGAGCAAAGCATAATGGATTCTGTTCTTGCTGATTATGGTACAAAATCTGCAGAAGCTTATGGAAATATGGTTAGTCAAGCTCAAGCAGGTCAAGAAAAGATTGATGATATTATAAGGCAGAATCAAAATCAAGCATTTCAATTAAGACAAATGGAGCAAGCGTAATGGCTAAAATAAAAAAACCTAGTGAAGTAGTAGGTCAAGGTAGTTTCTTAGATACATTCTCTGTTGCTTATGGCTTATATGATATGTACCATAAAGTGCAAACAAGAAAACGGCAAGGGGAAGAATATATTAGCCAAAGCGTTAATAACATTTTTAGTAATTTTCAAGCCAATCCGAATGATTCAAATGTTATAAATAGCACTATTGAACAATTAGAAAATCTTGGTAGCAGAGTTAATGTTTCAGAAAATTCTCCTGCTTTTCATAATTTTTCAACAAAATTAAATATTTTAAAAACAGAAAGACAAGAATTAGATTTAGCTAATTCGCATTTTATAAATGTACAATCTGGCAGATATGATGCTGAAAATTATTTACATATAGACAATCAAGGGTGGTCAATTAAAGGAACTCTTGAAGATATAGAAGATAGTGATTTAAAAACAAGAAAACATCAAAGGAAGGCTTCTCCTACAACTCTTAAATTAAAAGAAGATATAAAACAATTAAAACAAGATAGAGATTCTTTAAAAAAGATGAACAGATTAGATGATTCTTCAAAAGAAGTTTTTAATAGTAAAATAAAAGAATTACAAATTTTACAAGGTTATGTAGGTTATGATGGTAAGTTAAGTATGGAAGATATTCAACACGCTAAGTCTGGAAAAACTTTATCTCAAATGTGGGATAGTTGGAATACTATAGTAGGTAATCAAAATATAGCGATTGATAAATTAGAAAATGAAATTAATGAAATAATAACTTTAAATGCACAAACTCCATTTGCTGGTGAAGAATCTTTACCTCAAGAGTCAAAAGATACAATAGCACGTAAAAGAGCTTTAATAAGTGATGCTCAAAGTCTTATAACTGATGCTCAATCTAATCTGTATAAATATAAATTTGATTATAAGTATTTAGGAGAAGGTCCCGCTAGTAGTAGCGCTCAAGATAGGGTTGAAAATATATTAAAAGATTTTACGAATAATGAAGATAATAATATTAATGAAGAAATTAATGAAGATAATAATGAAGAAATTAATACAGATATTGACGAAGAAAAAGATTCGTCAGGTGTATTTCTTTCTGATGGTACATGGTATAAAGAGACTAAGAATGATGTAGGTGATACAGTATTAGTAAAACCTAGTCCAAAAGAGATAAGAGATGCAAAAAAAGAAATTTCAAAAAAGAAAATTCCATCTTTTGGCAATCACTCTAATAGAGTTTTAAGAAGAGCAATTAACACAGTATTTCAAAAAATGAGTAGAAAAAATAGAGAAAAGTTTGATAAGGAAAAAATAATGAAGTCTATTAAAGCTGGTAGAGGAGCAGATGAAAAATATAAGGAAAGTACTTTTGATGTACCTGAAGAATTATTAGAACTGTTAAACCCTAAATGGCAAACATATATTAATGAAAATAAAATAACCCCTTAAATGGGAGGCTATATATTTAATGGCTACAGATAGAACTTTTATACCTCAAGCGAGGATACCTGATTTAATAAACAGATTTAGAGCAGATGATAGCTTTTCTTCATATTATAGAGATATGGATGATTGGGAAGTTTATCAAGATATTAAAGAAAGATTCCCTAATATTGAATTAGATGACGCTCCTTCTGACTGGAAATATAATAGAATACAAAAGCTTAATAGCTTAGAAAATCAAAAACCCACTCATTCTACTTCACCTTACAAAAAAGATGATGGCGGTTTAGAAACTCATAGTGCAAACTGGGGTGAAACTATTGCAAATTTTGCAACACTACCTGAAAAGATATTGTCTCCATTTGGATTATATGATGCTTATAAAATGGGTGTTAATGAATCCGTTACAGGATTAGCTTATCATATATTAACAGGAGAAGCTCCATTTAAGCAAGATATAGAAAAAGCTTTTGGAGAAGAAGGTCCTAATGTTTGGGAAAATGCATTTTCTATGGCTGCGGGTATGGGGTTTGATTTTTGGATGTTTATGAACCCTATTACTGCTGGTAGCGCATTAACTTATAAGCTCGCAGCTCCAGCTGCTATGAGGGCTACCGCTAAACAAGTTGCAAAAGCTAGGTTTGGGGAAAATTTAACCATGGCTATAGGGAAAGAAGGTTTTGAAGGATTAACTAAAACAGGTATTGCAAGAGCTGCTAAAAATTCTGAAGATGTAGTGGGAATGAAAAATTTCTTAACTAGTAATACAAGAACAAAAGGCGGTGCTAAACTTGATGACTTAGCAGAAGCAACATTAACTGAAGCAACAAAAGATGTTGGTAAATATGTAGGTAGTAAAGAGTGGATAAGAGGTGTTGGTAAAGCTGATATTTCTAATAAACTTTTACCTAAACCATCATTGCAACATCTTGCTTTTTCTTATGGTACTCAATCTGCAAAAGCTTTAGGAGCATATAGTACATTACAAAATGTAGAATCTCAAATGAGAAATTCTTTAGTTGAAAGATATGGAGAACAAGCACCCGAATTATGGAATAGATGGAAAACTCAAGGAGAATGGTTATTAGAAGATGTAGACCCTTGGGAAGTTTTATATACTGGTGTTCATGGTTATTTTGGAGGTTTTGCAGCTGGAGGTTTAATGGGGGTAAGAGCTGCTGGTAGAGCAGGTTTTTTTGAAAAAGGTAAATTTGAACAATCCTTAAAACGTAAACATCCAGCTATTCAAAAAAGACTTTATGAAGGTTGGCAATCTGGTGCAGGGTTTATACTTGCCGAAGGCGCAGGATTTACAGCAGCTGGTAAATTAATTGACTTAACAGCCAAAGGAATGGGTTATGATAAAGTTCCTGAACATTCTCTTTGGGAGTCGTTTGTTCAAAATGTTACTACAGTAGGAACAATGAAAGGTCTTCATACAGGACTTAGAAAAATGACTGCAAAATTAAAACAACCTGTAGAGGAATTAAAAAATAATATATTAGAAAGTGCTGTTAAAAATAAAGCTAGGTTAGAGAAAGTTGAAAAAACTGCAGCTATTGAAAGCGAACAAGGTGAGAAAGTTAAACAATCTATTAAAGATGATATAGCTAAGAGAGAGACAGTTGCTGCTGAAGATGCTCAAATTTTAACAAGAGCTTATGATGTTATAAAAGAAGCTTCTAGAAAATTTAAAGAAGTATTTAATAATCCTGAAGGGAATAAAACTGTCAAGCTTGAAATATTAAAATCTGTTGAAGCTGCTGAAAAGCAAATAAGAGAGATAGCGGAAAAACATCAAAGTAATGAAAATATAAATTTAGACCAATTACAACTTACTTTAGACCAATTAAATATGATTAAAGATGGTTATGGAAATTTAACTGGTAAGGATTCTTCGCTATCCAAAGATATTAAAAATTGGAATGATAGAATTGAAAAAGATTCTATGTCTTCAGCTGAGAAAGATGCTCAAGTAAAAGACAAGTTAGATGAGTATGGTACAAAACAAAAAGATGATGTTAAGTCAAAAGATGAGTATAGTGAACGATTAGAAAGGATAGAGAAAAAAGTAAATGAAATAGCAGAAAGTAGAGAAAAAGGACAACCTGTTAGCGAAAAGCAAACAAATAAAACTCTTATAGATGAATTAAAATTAGAACGAAATAATTTGTCAGAAGGCAACAAAAAAGATGCGTTAAATAAACTTATTGAAAAAGTTCATAATGAAAATAAAAAGTTAATAGAAAAAGGACTTCAAGATAAAGCCGAAGAGAATATGGCATCCATATGGAATATTTTCAAACATAGAGAAAGTACAACAGCAAATAGAAACACAAAAAATAAGAGACATGAAACGCTTGGAAAACTTATTGAATTTTTAGCTGACAGGGGAAAATCTTTAAAAGATATTACGATGCAAGATGTAACTGATATGTCAAAGTCATATGCTGGTGGTTGGAAAGGTGTAAAAGAAGTATTAAAAAGAATACAAGAAGTAGCAAATAGCAAATATAGTCTTTTAGAAATAAGAGATAAAGATTTTGTGCTAAGTAAACTTCCTGGAGCTGGGCAAGAAGGAACACGCATTCAATATATTCCTGAAGCGAATATTTTACAAAAAAGTATTAAAGCAATAGGCTCAGCAGTAAAGAAAACTAAAAAGTTTTTTATTGGAAGAGACCCTAAAGCTAAAGGTAATTATGTTGATTTAGATACTGCTAGAGCTGTTCATTATATTAGTATGTTATGGGGAAAAAGAGGTGTCGCAATCGCATCTACAGGAAGGTCAATAAAATATACTAAAAAAGGTAGTAAATCAGACCAAGAACCTATTAGACTTAAAGATATAAAAATAACAGAAGATAAAATTATTATTACGTTATACGATAAAGCTAAAGCTGGAAGTAAGAATGTTAAAGAAGGTTTTAGTGTAGATATGACTTTAGGTACAATAGTTATACATAAAGGAATAACAAAAAAAATACTTGGCTATGATATTTATAATATAATAAAAAGTTTACATGAAAAAAGAACTAGTATAGAAAATTCTAAAAAAGGTGGGGAAGAAAAAAATCCTTATTTATTAACTTACACTAGTTTTCAAGGAGGGAAAGTCTTACCTCTTACTAAAAGCCAATTAGATGGTATTATTAATAATCATTTTATAAGAAAAGCTGAGACTAAATCAACTCCACATACCATAAGACATATGTGGTTAACTAGTATTATACCAAAGATTGCAAATGCTGCAAAATTAAATGAATACCAGCAGCTTACTTTACAAGGTTTTGTAGATAAATATATGTTAGCACACGACAACGCATCTACTGCTTTACAAAGAAGAAAAGAAATACTTGCAGATGTAAACGCACCAACTGGAACTGCAAATACTTATACTGGTAAGCAATTACCAGTTGTTACATCTTTTAAGCAAAAAATGATAATGGAAATATATGACGCTCTTCAAAAAGGTAAATTAAATGAGAAAAAATTTGAAGATATTATTAAATCAAATGAAAAACAATTTAGAGAAATTGAAGGTAAAGATTTATTTATAAATAAAGATTCTCCATTTTCTCAGTTACCTAGTAGAGAATCATCTATAGGTAGTAAGAAACAGCAAGTTGGACTATCTGAGCATAGAGTTGCTACAAGTAAAGAATTAGTAAATCAATTTATAGACCAATTACCTAAGAATAAAGGTTTAAAGTTAAAGTTTTTAAAAGGTAAAGAATATGCTGGGGAATTTATAGATGGAGTTATTCGTTTAGTAGAAGGGAAAGCAGATTTAACAACATTTTTCCATGAGAATGTCCATAGATTAGAAGCTTTCGTTAGAGATTCTGGTAATAAAAAATTAATTAAAGCTTGGGAAAGAGGAGAAAAGACTATAGGAGAGTGGGCTAAGAAAAATGATAGCGTTAGATGGAATGAATTTGTAAGAAAATATGGAGATAAAGCAGCAAATGAATATTTAACTCAACTATCCGCAGAATGGTCTTTAAAGAAATCTCAAACTACTACTATTGGCGGTAGGCTAAGAAATTGGTTTAAAGAATTAACAAGTAAAGTTAAATCAATGCTTGGTATTGCTAATGCAAAAGATGTATCTAGAATATTTGGAAGTATTGCTGAAAAGGGATTTTCAACTGAAGGAGTGAGCCTTACAGGTAGAAAGTTTTCTAAAATTACTAAAGGAGATTTAGTAGATAAACAACAAATAAAAGATTTAGAAAAAGCTTTAAAAGATACTGGAATAAAAGATATAGAGGCTTTATATATAAAATTAGCTACAGATTTAGGGATGCAACCTGTTAAGCGTGATTCTTTAACTCAATCTGAATATGCGGTTTTACGTGACCATATAGATACTGTTGAATTTATAGTTAAATCTGATGGTACATATAAGAAAAAAAGAAAACCTACGTGGATACAACTTCGTAGAGATGTCGCTTCAAAGAATAGGTTGTATGGTATAGGCAAAGAAACTGAAAAGCTTATTAAGAAACATATTGGTATTAGTGGTGGAACAATGAAAAATGCATCTGAAATGCAAATGAAAAGATATTTAGATATTCTTAACAGTCTTGGAGAACCACCTTATAATTATAAAACAATGACTCCCGATTCTATTATTAATTCAGAATTAGCTTATAAAGTTTCTCAATCAGATTCTAAAATACTTCTTAACCCTCTTGTTGGGAGATGGATGTTACCTGTTGATTATGTTTTAAGAAAATTAGGTGCAAGTGGAGTAGCGGATTTAATGTTAGACCATTATCAATTTGAGTCTGGTTTAAAAGGTGTGTCAGCTTATAGGATTAATAATGCAATAGATATATTAAATAAAGAATATGGTAAACATAGGTATCATAATGGAAGAAAAATGTTTAATGATTATATGGGATATGCAATGGATAAAGAATCTAGAGCTGGGGCTAGAATAGATGGTCGTGGTAGAGAATTTTTAGAAAAAGCTGATAATGTTAAAACATCTGCAGAATATAAAGCGGTACAAGAGATGCGTAAAATGACTGATTTCTTTTTTGATACATTTTTAGAAATTGGAAAAGCTACAATTAAAAATCCTAGACAATTAGAAAAATGGTTAGAGCAAAATAGTAAATTATATGTTCAAGAATATTTTACAAGAGTTCCTACAAAAGAAGGTAAAAAATATTTAGAAGATAATAGGAATGATGAAAATATTGTTATAAGGCAAATGGCTTCTATTGTAGAGGCTGTTGTTAAAGATAGAAACAGTAAAATAGATAAATTAAAAAGTGCTTACGATAAATCTAAACCAACCTCTATTGCAAAAACTAAAGAATATAGAAAAAAGATAAAAGAATTAGAAAGAGAACGTGATAATATTGCTGAAGCATTAACCGATAAAAGTAATACAGAATATACTAAATTAAGACAAACAGCTGAAAGGCAAGTTTACGATTTAGGTCAATTAAGAAAAAATATTGTGCATAATCCTTATTTGTTAAAGCGTGTTCCTAGATTGCCAAATGTATTTAAAGATGGTAACGGAAAAGAAATATTTATGTATGAAACAAACTTTGACAAAGTAATGGGTAGATATATAAATGTAATGTCTAATTATCTTGCTACAGCTAAATATTTCCCTAGCTTTACTAATATGCGTTCATCTTTTATTAAAGGTAATGAATCAATGCAAAGAGGAAATGAAGGGGATTTATTTGCACAACATTTAAAAGTATTATCCGCTGAAGGTAGTATGCAAGGTGCATATGTTGAGTTAGCCGTTAAGAAAAGAATTGGTTTAGCTGAATCTGATATATCAAATAAGCCTTTAGATTTTTGGTTAAATCAAGCTGGTAGATATTCTGCTATGTTTGGACTTTCTTCTCCAATGTCTGGGTTGAAAAATCTTGTAATTGGTACTACTAATACAATCGGCATTTTTGGAATGAGCAATTATTTAAAATCTATAGCTTTTATGTTAGGTCCAGAATCTAAATTAGTAAAGAAAGAATTACAAAAACTTGGAGCAGGTGAAATAGGAACAAAAGAAATAGAATTAACAGGTTTTCCTGATTTTATAATGAGAAATATAAGTAAGATGAAACCAACTGAAGTTGCAAATAGATTTTATAGCGCATGGGCAGGATTACTTACGGCTGAACAATTAGTAAATAGATTAAGAGGAGATAGATTGGGATTATTTAGTAAGATGAGAGCAGAGTCAGCTAGAAAAGAATTAAAATCTAAATTTGAATTATCAGATAAAGAGATATTGCATTTACAAAATCATGGACTGAGAAAAGGACAACATGGTTTTGATGGTCAAGCTGCAAATTCTCTAAATGCTAAAAATAAAGCGATAAGAGATAAAATATTACATTATAGTCATATAATAACTCAAGGCGCTACAGCTGAACCCTTTTTACCTCTTTGGGCAGCTAATAATAAAATAAGTTCATTAACATTATTTTATCGGATGGCATATTCAGGAACTTATAATATAATGAAGCACGTTGTACAACCAATGAAAAATGGAAATGTATTGCCTATGGCTAGATATTTATTTGCTGGACAAGTAATGGGTGCAGGTTTATGGGCAATATATGATTCTATAATGGGTAATCCTCCTCCTAAAATAAATGAAAGCGAATTAGATAGATTTTCTGTAAACGCAGCAAAAGCTGAAACACTAGGATTATTTGGTTTTGTTTTTAGTCCTTTTGACCAATCTTTATTTTCAGATTCGATAATGAGACCAGCTATTATAAGAAATACCAATACTGTTCTAACGCATGGTTTTAATGCTTTTATTGCTCCATTTGCATATAAAATGGGTTTAAAAAAGAAACCTGTAGATTCTGTTGAGTCTTTTCAAAAACTAGCAACTGATATGGTCCCGTTGATTTCACATAGTTTACGAACTTTAGAAAAGAAAAATAATCCATATAAAACAAATATGAGAAAATTAAAAACTTTTAAAAAATCATTTATGAATAAACAAGAAGACGGAGAAAGTTTATCTGACAAAGAAACTGGCGTTAAAACTAAAATAGATAGTCCTAATTCAATGTATTATAATTTAATTGAAGAAGCTTTTCTAAATAATGATTTAGAATCTGCAGCTAGATATTATTGGACAACTAGATTATATCTATATGATAACTCAAGACATTTTAGAGGTAGGGAAGATTATACTTCTAAGCAGGCAAGAGCAAATGTTGATAGTCAATTAAAAAATATGTTAAAAGGAATAAACCCTATGAATTTTCCAAAAGCATTAGATGTAGGGCAGGCAAGAAGAATAAGATATGTAAATAAAAGAAATATGTTTATGGGTAAAGACAGATATGACAAAAAATCTTATTTAAATGATGAATATAGAAAAGTTGCATGGGATGCAGAAAAAACATATTACCATAGAATGAGACAGTTAGAAAAGCATATAGATAAGTATGAAAAACATTATAATTTAGATTTATATTACCATAGAGGAGAGATGATTGACCCATTTCCTATACCGCCTAGAAGGTCATATGGAGGAAAAAGATTATATACTATGGATGAAAGATGGATGACAGTGAAGAGTAAACAAAGTAAAAGGGTTCAATAATTAATAAACTTTATTTATTGGAATTAAAACCATTTTTGATGCGTTGTTATCTCCTCCCATTTTTATTACAGCATCCTCACTTGCTACTAGCTCTTTTATTCTTCCTCTTAAGTAGTCAACTGTCATAATAAAACCACCAACTATTTTATCATCATCATATAGTAAATGAATCCAATAGTCTGCATCTGTTATACTTAAACAAGAAGGTTTTCCATTGCACTCTACTTCGATAGCAAGGTTTCCTGTTTTCTTCCACCAATTTCTTTCAGTTTTAACTTCTAATTTAGAACCTTGTTCAAATATTTTTATTACTTCATCTTCTCCTATGTGACCAAAGTCTAGGTCAATGTCAAAGTTTTCTTTTCTATAATCTGTTTTTGGCATACAATACCTCTAACTTTCAATATCTTTACAATATTTAGAAATTAATATTGCGTCAGATATATTAAATGTTACATTATTAGTTCTACTATTTCTTACTATTAGTTTGGCAGCTGTTTCTGCTGCAAGTTTTTTCAACCAAGCTTTTCTTTTCTTTTTATCAGATTTTGGTGTATTAAAATGTTTTTGCCAAACTCTTGGACTTACTAATTCAAAAGTACAATTACCTTTAAATTCTGATTTAAATATTTCAGCTATAGTTTGCCAACATCCAAAGTTCCATCCAAATGTAAAAGCCGTTTTACTACTATCTGTTGGAAATCCCCATACGTGTTCTAATTTTATAAGCACACTATCGCAACCAAATGCAAGTATTTCAAATACTGCGTTCATATCGGCTGGGTCTTCTGGGCATTTAGATGATATAAAAGTTTTATCATCATTATAGCAACAAGCTATACCCCCAGATTTTCCTGGGTCAATACCTATATAACCTATCTTCATATAAGTTCTCCATCAAATTTATCTATTAATTTTGTAATTAATCCGCTAGGGTCTTTTACTATAACTGTCATCGGTTCTCTAAATTTGCAACCTTTTTTCATAGTTTCCAAAGGAATTTCTTTTTTATCCATATGTCTTCTTAACCTAAACCAATCACAATGTCTTGGAAATGTGAGATATATACATCCATAACAGCTTTTAACCTTACTTCTTACTAACGTAGATTGTTTGGTTTGTTGCTGCTTTTTCAAATTCTTCATATGTTCCATATATCTTACATTTATCTCCATCGTATCCTAGAGTGTGGCTACCTGTATTCCCATATCTAACTTTCCTAGCAAATAAAGTAATTTTATGTGGGTCTTTATTTCTACCTGTTTTATGACCATAATATGTAAAGTAAACATTTTCAGCTACTTGTTCTATTGCACCACTTTCCGCTAAGTCAGATAATTGTGGTTCTGATTTTTCTCTAGACTCTAATGCTCTATTTAATTGTGATGCCAATATTACTGCACATTTTTGAGTTTTGGCAATCCATTTATAATCATTACAAATTCTTTCTAATTGTAATCTTCTTTGGTCAATATTCCTACTAGGTTCTATTAATTGTATATAATCATCAATTACAATATCGGGTTTAAATTTCTTTATCTCTATTGCCGTTTTACTCATATCTTGTATAGTGTCAAACATTTGAAATCTTTCTGAAGCATATAATACTTTCATATCTTCAGCTATCTTTTGTAATTCAGATTCATCTGTTTTTGTAAATATTCCATTACGAACTTTTCTATAAGAAAGTTTACCGCTTTCAATACACATAAGCTTTTTAATAACTTCATTATTTGGAAGCTCTCTGTTAAATAACATAACCTTTAATCCTTGTATAACAAAGTGAGATGTTAAGTTCATAAGGAATGTAGTTTTACCATGTCCAGGTCTGCCTCCTACAATAGAAATTTCACCCCTAGTAAATCCACCAGCAAAAGAATTAACTGCATCCCAGTTACATTGTATTAAACTGGTTTCTCTACTTACTATTTCATTAAGTGCGCTTGTAATAGTTTTTACTACATCAAATCCAGCGGAAGGTCTTAATTCTATTAACTCTCCAAATAAAGCATAAGCATCAGCAAGTAGTTCATATACAATATTATTTTCATCATATGCTTTTTTATTAATATCATCAGCTATTTTAACAATTTTTCTAAATATATATTTTTCATATACACTTTTTGCATAGGCTACACCCTTATTTACGGAATAAATTGGCTCTGTAATGATAGATAAATACACCGCATCTATGCCTTTTTTACGTTTCTCTTCGTCAATTCGACTATTTATGGTTACTAAGTCTACCTCATCATCGTTTCGCACCATAACGGACAATATACCCCATAATATCTTACAACGCTCATTATACCATACTTCAGGGTCAGAAAGGTATGGTTCTACCTTATCATAGATTTTTTTGTCTTTAATTATACAACCAATTACTGCTTCTTCCGCATCAGCAGAGTTTGGCATTATTTTACTTCTATCCATTTGTAGCTGCTCTCCACATTTTATATATTTCTTTTCCAGTGTATCCTCTATATAGCATAGCATTTCTTCTAGTAGTTGTCATCATAAGCTCAGTTGATACATTTAACTGTCTTCCGTAAATATCAACCCTAACAGTTTCGTTTAGCCATCTATTTATTTCTTTCAAAACAGTTCCCCTTGCGATGTTCTGTCTTTAATAATACTAGCATATTCTGGATTAACTTCTATGCCTATCCATTTCCTTCCAAGTCTTGTTGCCATTACAGCAGTTGTTCCACTTCCCATAAAAGGGTCAAATACTATATCTTCTTTTTTAGTTCCTGCTTGAATTGCTAACTTAGGTATTGTTTCAGGGAATACTGCAAAATGCGCGCCAGAATAAGTTGAAGTATTTAACTTCCAAACGTCTTTTCTTATTTTACCTTTTGGATTAGGTCTGGATAATTTACCTTTACCATCTTTATCCTGATGATTGTACCCAAGCTTTTTATCCATACCATCAATATACTTGGTGTTTTCATTATCGTTAAATCTTTCGCCACCCCATCTGTTTAAAGGTTCTGTATATTCTTCTAATACAGATTCGTAATCAAAATAATATTTATTACTTTTACTAAATAGAAATATAT